CGCATCATTCCTAATTGCTTCCGTGATATTGTTGCAGTCCATGATGGCGCGAACAAGTCTGCGCTGAAGTGCTGTCAGTCCCACTTTTACTCCCCCTCAAAATGGAATATCATCGTCGGGTACGGGCGTCCCTGCATATGCTCCTCCATTTGTAGTGCTTGCCCCGCCGCCCTTGCTGTCACAGAACTCCATGCTCTGAACGACGACCTCCGTCACATAGTTTTTTCTGCCGTCCTTCTCGTAGCTGCGCGTCTGGATGCGCCCCTCGACGACAATCTTCTTGCCCTTCGTGCAGTACTGACTGATTACCTCAGCCGTCTTCTCCCATGCCACACACGAGATAAAGTCCGCCTGCTGATTCCCGTCCGCGCTCTTACGCCTGTCAATCGCAAGCGTGAATTTCGCACACGCTTTGCCGCTCTGCGTGTATCTTACCTCTGGATCGCGCGTGAGCCGTCCGATACCTACCCAGATGTTCATTTGGATTCCTCCTCTACGGGCTTTCCTGTTTGCAGATCATAGAGAACGTCTTTTTTTCCTGTCGGAACATGAATCCAACTTTTTATCCCATGCTCCTTAGCCCATTTCACAAGTGCATCTGTCAGTGCGTCATACAAAGACTCTCGTGCTTCATCCGGAACGGCCTCGTCATATTCCCCGTAGTAGCCGGTACACGCAATATCTACCGCACATTGCAGATTTTTTATAACACGGTCATACCAGACAGCCGGTACATACTCTTCGTCTTCACCTATATACACCTTCTCATCTGCCGAATAACGCTCTCTCGCATCTGCAAGAGTTGCCTCAACACTCGCGAATCCTTTACTATACCCATCATCCCGAAAATGAATATAACGATATATCTTACTCATGGTCTCCACTCCTTCATCACAATTTTCACGTAGATAAGTGTCACATATCCCATTTTATTTTCTCCCGAGAAAACACGACTACGACACTCGGAAAAGGCGCACTGTTTTTCGCTCCTCCAAATTTCAATCTGCCACGCACAAATCGAATATCCGTGGATTTCAGGCAGTAGTCTTGAAACCATTTTGTATCCGTTCGCGACGGCAGGAGGCATACAACCGTCGCCCTTCCTGCACGCCCCGCATCATATGCTTTTTCCACCCATCGCCCAATATGTCGTCCATACGGCGGATTCATGAAGCAGATGCCCTCCCACCTCATGGAAAGACCGTCGTCTTTCGGCGTATAGTACCGCTCGCATTTGGCGTTCTCAGGCAATGCACAAACATCCAGATCAAACCCAAATTCCATATTCAGCTCATCGAAAAAATCCTGCGGGGTTTCCCAAAGATCTGTGCTACTCGTCATCATTCCCGCATTTATCATTTCGTCTCCTCCTTCATCCGCACAAACTCCTCAATGCAGGAGAGCAGCCCCTCCTCCGTCACAGGCACATCCCATTTGCCATATACTACGTCGAGTTCATCCTCAGGATAGATGCTGCACTCTGTATATCCGCTCAGAGCAACCACATGTACCGCCGCAAAGTATCTCTTCCCCTTATGCTCAAATCTACAGCACAGCCCTTTTGTGCCATTGTTCCGCTCCACCTTGTACGTCATCACCGCACCTCCTCCGCACACTCCACAATCCGCCGTATCACATAATCCGCGCACGGCTGCGCCATTCCGTTGCCGAGCGCCTTGTAGCGGGCTGTGTCGCTGCCGCCGTCCGTGTATCCGTCCTCTAGTCCCTGCAAGCGTTCACATTCCGTCGGTGTGAGGCGGCGCACCTTTCCTTCCGTGAGCACGACAGGTACTTGATTTCCTCCCGTCCCCATGCGGGCGTTGAGCGTCGGGACAATGCCGCCAAAGACAGGGCGCATGACCTCATTCGCGTGCGTCATGTCATAGACTGCAACTCGAGCGCAATCCTCAGATCCTCGGGCAATTTCTTCCCCCGTTCCTGTGCCCGTCGCAGACCCCCCGCACACGCCCTCGGACTCAAATAGTATTTCTCCGGCACATCTTCCATCGGCTGCAAAATCCGCGACAAGGAAGATTCTTCGGCGACGTTGGGGCACTCCCCAATATTTCGCGTCAAAAACTCTCCATGCGATCTCACAGATCGGCAATTCAACCAATCCCGCATTTGCCCATCTGCCATTGAGAGGTATTGGAATTTCACACGCTCCGACTTCTTCAAGCACGGAACGAAAGTCCATACCAGCATTACTCGAGAATACCCCCGGAACGTTCTCCCAAACGAAATAGCGCGGATATTTCCCGCCTGTACGCTCTCGCATCCGTCGAACAATGTCAACTGCTGTTCGGAATAAGCCGCTGCGTTCACCACATAACCCCTTTCTTTTTCCTGCGATTGATAGGTCTTGGCAGGGACTGCCGGCGCATACGATGTCCACAGGCTCTATCGCGTTGGGGTCAATCTGCGTAATGTCCCCGAGCTGCTTCACATCGGGAAAATGCCGCGCTGTCACCGAGCACGGGAACAGCTCGATTTCACTCGCCCAGACAGGCGTTACCCCTGCATGACGCGCCGCAAGAAGCCACCCGCCGATGCCGTCAAAAAGACTGCCGAGCGTCATCACCGCACCTCCCGAAAGATAATATCCGTGTCCCTCATCATGTGGAGAAACAGCTTCTTTCTCAGCACATAGTCCCGCGTCCGCATGCCCTTGACCTCGATCACCTCAGAATGCCCATCTGCATACGTCACGAAGAAGTCCGCCGTGTAGGTGATTGGACGTTGCTTATTGCCTTGATTGTCCACGAACCCCTCAAGGAGCGTGTAGGACGGCTGCAAGCCGATGCGGATAATCTCGCCGTGCTGTTTGCGTGAGAGTAGGTCAAGATAAATCTCTGCTTCTCTCCTGCTGTCAAACGTATGCCCGCATACCATTGTCTTGCGTGCGTTGTACTTGTTCGGCTTCCTGCGCGGTATATGCAGCGCCATCATTTCCCGTGCTCCTCGAAATAGAATTTGACGGGCTTGCCTGTGATCCGCACAAGTCCATGTGCGAGCGCAAGCCGAAACGTCAACAGCTTTTCCAGTCGCCCGGGGATAAGGCTAAGCTGTTCGCGCAAGCCCTCAACGCTCATGGTCGACTTGTAGAAATTGCACTGCCGGCACGCGGGGCGATAGTTCGCCATCTCATCCTCGCCCCCGAGATAGACCGCCTGCACATGGTCGACCTGCATTTCTGTGATGTCGATCTCCCTGCCGCAGTAGGCGCAGTGACCACTGCACATCGCGTAGACCTGCGCCCGCATCTCCTTCGACAGGGCTTTCCTTCTGCACGATCCTGTGATTCTATGCCTTGCCTCTCGCATCACATTCCCAATCGCCTCTTGCGCTGTCGGGTCGGGCTTCTTGCAGGGCGTGTATTCGTCCATGTTATCACCTCATCCGTATAGCTCGTCTTTCAGTTCGTCAATCAGCTCCGATACCTCTGTGCTATCCATGTCCAGGAGAGGATAATCGTCAACGTCATACCCGAGTTCGTGCAGAAGTGTTTTGGTGTATTCAAGTTGCCCTTTTGTCGACTGTTCCATGACTGCACCTCCTCAGAAGTACCCGCGCTCATAATTCTTCTCGTTCACCTCTCGCTGCCACTCGCCGCGCTCTTCCTCGTCCCACCCCTCTGCGTAAAGCCACGATTCGCAAAGGGTTTTACGTCCGTGAGCTCCATTGCAAGGCGTTTCCGAGCTTCCCAAAGGACGGTGCTCAGCGCTTCCTCATCCGCTTTCTCGAGTTGTGCAACGATCTGTGCCTCCTGCACAACCTCGTGTGTCTCCTCAACGAGTTTCGCGATCCATGCCATCCGCTCCGCGTCGCGATACTTCGTGCACGGCTGCGGCTTCGTCATATCGGGCTCTCGCTTGTTTTCGCATTCTTCCAACAAGCCTTTCAAGTGCTTGTTCTCCTCTTCCAGTTCATGTACCCTTTCTGTCATCTGCGTTATCCATTTCAAATCCATCTCAGCACGCTCCTTTCATGCGCCAATCAGCGCCCTTGATCTCTACCCGCTCGCACATCCCGTAGATACGCGACATGATGCGCTGCCCCTGCATGTCGTCAATCACGTTCCCGCACCCGTCCACTGTTGCCATATGTGCGATGACCTGCGTCGGGCTGTAGTTGCTTGTCACAACGGTCTGTAGGCACTCGTTGTACCTGTGGTTGACGATGCAAAAGAGCTGCTCGCCGACCCACTCCGTCATCTTCTCCGCGCCGAGATCGTCCAGTACGAGAAACGGCGCATTCTTCACCGCCTGCACTCGCTCCGACGTTCCGCCGCTCGCGAACGATGCACGGATATCCGCCATGAGGTCAGGCACAGAGGCAAAGAGTACGGGGCTTCCCGCCCTTGCACGCTCGTTTGCGATGATTGCCGCGAGCATCGTCTTGCCCGTCCCCTTCGTGCCGTAGAGAAACACCCCGCTGCCGCCGTCAAGCATCCAGCGCGCCGCCTTCACCGCCTTTCGGTTGCCGTCCGTGACGGTATAGTCCGCGAACGTCCCCCCCTCGTATGCCCGTGGAATTCGCGCCGAGGAAAAGAGTTTCGCGATCCGGAGCTTCTCACGTCTGCTGCGCTCATGACGGCAAACCTTGAGTGTATAGGAGAACCGCCCGTAGGACGTATCCACGACCGGAATCATGCCGTGAGAGGGCTGCTTGCAGGTCTCCCCCGTGCATCCCCTACAGAGGTCTTGCGCCCGCTCGATGTCGACGATCTCATCCCGGTGCCGTTCGATCTCCTCCGCCGGAAGGTTGTACTTCCCACGGATAGACGTGGTTGCGGTCGGCTTCGACGAAATCTTGATACCGCGCTTCAAGAGCCGCGCGGCTATCGTTCCTGCCTGTTCCATGCTGTCTCACTCCTTTCCTCGGTGACTTGAATCCATCGCGCTTCCACCGCTCAAGAATCGCCGTGATATAGCGCAGATTGCGCCCGTTCGATAGTGCTGCCTCCTCGATAGCAGACGTTAGCCAGAGAGCACCGTATTCCCCCGTGAGGTCGATGAGATTGTCCCGCTCGATCTTTCCTGTGATGGGGTGGATGTTGTTCTCGAACACGCGCACCACTTCTGCAAGATCACCGCCCCCCTCGCGCGTGCGCGTTGCAGCAGCTGCTTTGTCTATCTGTCTAGCAGTCTTGTCTTGTCTTCTTAATGTCGCAGTATCTGTCTCACATACTGTCGCAGTATCTGTCGCAGTGTGTGTCTCAGTATCTGTCTCATATGCTGTCTCAGTATCTCTTGTTACTGTCTCAAGCTTTGTCGCAGTACCTGTCTCACATACTGTCGCAACAGGGGTAGTCAATTTATACAAGGTCGTCTTTTTCCCGGCCGTTTTGAAATCAATCCACCCGAGCTGCTTCAGTCTGTTCTTTGCTTTTGTGATGGTATTCACGCTTCCAACGTTGGTCATATCTTGCAAGCGACGATCAGAGCACCCGAACCACTCCTGAAACAGCAGGTCATTGTCAATGCTCAGCAGCATTGTATAAACCGCTATTTCGATAGAGCCGATTCGATCATCCACCGATGCAGCTCTCGCAAACATTCTGAACCGATCAATCAGCGTCAGCACACCATTCACCTCACTTCTCTATGGTCTAGGGAGCTTGCTCCACACAATCACATCATCATTCAACATCTGTGAGAGTTCGTCGAACGCCCACATAACCGGGTAGACGATTTTTACATCCGTGGCTAATCCTGCTTCGCAGCAAACCACAATTTCGTTCTCTCTTTCGCCCTCAGCATTCACAATAAGTGCCAGAGACGCGGAAGCAGAATCATATTGAGATTCGCCTATCTCCTTTCGATAGATCACCCTGCCCTTAGAGTTTGTATATCCCGCAGTGTGAAATCCGTACTCCTTCAGGCGTTCCAGATCTTTAACAACAAACAAATCTCTCACCTCCTATCTCTTACATAATCAACCTCTTCCCCATTGCTCATCTGGATAGTGATGTTTTCCGGATAGTTGTTTGCGTAATTACATTCAGGATCCCCAATCGCATTTGAAGAAACGTATTTTGCTGACTTAATCTCCTTCGGAATCATATGTGAACTTTCACAAAGGCGTGCTTTCTCTTTACTATCAAAATCTACGCCGCAAAATTCACAGGCATATCGACAAATCTCTTTCATAACGACACCTCCTTCCTGCTCTTCCTCCGCAGACCGTACACATCCGCGATCCGCTCATCAATCTTTACGGGCTCGAGCATGTACCGTTTGAGAAAATCCTCCTGGCCGACTGCGTGTATCTCCGTGTGGTGCTCCCTGCAAAGAGGAAGCGCCCTCATACCAATGTGGCATATTTCCTTGCGGTTGCGCCCCATGCCGACCGCATCGACGTGATGCAGCTCCGCTTTCCTGCCACACACCACGCATCGTTTGTTCATGAGGCACGCCCACACATACCTAGGTATGTCCTCTGAGAGCTGATACAGCGGCTCTCCCACGTCAACCCCGTGGAGAATACAGAAGTCGATGAGATACGTTATGAAAAGCCGCGCCGTGGTCATATCACAGTCGGAGAGAGAGAACGTTCTCCGCAGCGTCTCTGCTTCGCCCACAAACATGAGTTTTAGTATTTCTTTCATGGCTTCCAGTGGAGTATATCCCCACCACGCAGCAATGTAGGAGATCAGGACATAGGCTTTCTTACGCTGCTGTGTGCTGATGCGACGTTTATCGACAAACTCCACGCCGACGCTTGAATGACAGTCATAGAGCTTATCTATGCGCTCCGGGAAGGGGACAAAGATATTAATACCTCTGTCCGTCTCCCCGACAACGCTGCCAACCAGAATCATTTGATCTCGCCCGTCTCCGGGTCAACATTATCCGGAACATCCTTTGCCGCACTCATAAACTTGTTCTGCTTCGGCGCATCCTCAGTGGGTGTGTCCTCGACTTCGACAGCCTCTGCCTCGATGTAGTCCGTCTCGTCCGCCTCGCTGACCATGTCTGCCGCGATTGATGTCTTGATGGTCTCGTCGGCGCTCAGCGTACGCGCGAACTCGGTCTTGATCGGTGCGTATTTGAGGCACGCCTTGAGAACGGTCTTTTTTGCCATCTCGTCAAAATTCGTGAGCCACGGGGTGCTGTAGCCCTTCTTGTATGCCTGGCTGTACTTCTTCGCGAACTCCTCCACCTCGTCGCGTCCCATGACGTGGAAGCCGTAGCCGCCGCTCTTAGTCTTGAACATGGCGTAGTAGTGCGTAACGGCTCCGCGCTCTCCTGTTGTTGGGATATGTTTCAGCTTCGGCTCAAGCCCAAACTCGTACGCAAACTCATCGTTCTCGTAGACTTCGTGCGCCTGGATGATGGTGACTTCCCCGCTGCGGTACGCGAGATCGAGAAGTCCCTTGTAGCCAAGCTGGAACTGACACTCAAGCGTCCCGTGATTCTTATATGGGATGAGATAGGCCTGTCCGAGCGGTGTGTTGGGTTCTACGCCCAGCTGCGCCGCCTGCATCATCGCTCCGAGAAAACTGGCCGGTGTACACTCACATAGGGTTGGATTCGTACCGAGTGCCGTGAGCACCATGCGCGTAAAACGTTCGGGGGTGAGGACGGAGGGCAGAGCCTTTGCAATCTGCCCTTCCATCGACACGATGAGGCCTTTGATCGACTTCTGCTGCTGTGCCGCCACGGTCTTCTGTTCCTGCGCTTTCTGGATCGCGCCGCCTTTTACACTTGCCATGATTGATTTCTCCATTCTTTATCTGTCAGCTGATTCGCAGGACGCGTGTCGGCTTTCCCTGCTTGACATACTTGGCATAGATTTTTGGCTCCTTTTCCTTGAGTAACTTACTGTCTACGGTCGTGCGCCCCGCCTGTGACTTCCACGAGACTTTGTAATCCCCCGCATAGCCGAGCTCGTAATCTCCAAGCATTTTGCGGAGCTGATTCTTGTAGAATTCACTGTTGTTCTCGAGGTCTTTCTTGGATTCGTCGATCTTTTTGATCGTTTCGATGATCTGCACCGCTGTATCAGGAAGTGTCAGCGGCTCTGCGTTACCGCCCCGGAACTCTGCCGAAAGAGCATCCTTGCACCTCTCGCTTCCGTCTACCTCTGGCATGATCCCCTCCTGCACCTTATGCCAGAACTCAGTCTCTGCTTGGAACAGGAGATCAATCTCTTTGTCATTGCGCGGGATCTCTTTCCAGACGAAATGATTTCCGCCGATGAGCACCGCGATGTACCACCGCTCGCAGCCCGTGACCATCATGTAGTGCTGACATTGCACATAGTAGGCGGCGGGGACTTCGTCGTCCTCCCACTCCTTTGCCGCGAAGCCGTTGCAGGTCTTACACTCAAGTCCTGCGTTCTCGCCAACGACCATGCGGTCAACGCTGGCGCGGATGTATGGGTAGTCGTCCATCTGGAGCAGTCCACGCCGCTGCACCTTCTTCCCTGTCAGCTCGCAGAAGCGATTCGCGACCGCCTCCTCGAGCACCTTGCCCCAGTAGACATACTCGTTGCCGCTGAGGTCTTCCGGCTCTGCCCTGCCCGTCTTTTCAAGCCAGAGCTGAAAGGGAGACTTCCAGCGGTTGAGACCAACGATGACAGCGGCATCGCTGCCGCCAATTCCTGCGCGTCGGGCCTCGAGCCACTTCTGTTCGTCCTCCATTTCAGCGACGGTCATGATGAGTTTTGCCATCGCTACTCTTCCTCCATCTCGCTCGAGACCATCGAAAACCCGTGTTCTTCATAGTCCCCCAGCAGATCATTGCGATCCATGCGATCAACGATCTCCTCCGCCTCATCCGCACAGGAGGCGTTGACCTCAACAGCCCCCTCCAGCGTAAAATGTACTCTGTACCGCATTTGCTATTCCTCCTCCGTTGTATGGGTTTTCTTTCCATATTTGCGAAGATAGAACTCTGCCATCTCCTCAATGCCGCGCAACAACTCTGCGTCCAACCGACGCGGCGGATCAATGAATACGATGCCGCCGCCAGGGCAAACATAGCACTCGTCCTGTGTTTCCTCCTCCGGCTCGTCCTCAAAGATTGCATCCGACAGCTTTTCATTGGACTGAATCCATTTATCCACGTCTTCCTTGCTCTTGAAATTCGGCCAGTGTCCGGGAACAACACGGAAGTCGCATTTTCTATACTTCTCCCAGAAGTATTTCCATACCTCATCGGTCATTGCGTTTCCTCCGTTCCCGTGATATACTCACGGTATAGCTTTATTGCCTTGCGCCTTGAGCGGTTGCCGCCGCCTCGGGCGCTTTTTCTTTTGCGTTCAGCTCCCGTGCCCGCGCAGCTGCCCCATCTCGTGTTCCATAGGTATAAAAATCCAATTCTACCCCTGGGGGTAGCACTATGCGATACGCCCGATATATTGGCTGTGTATCCTCTTTTGTTGTTTGTTGACAGGTTCCCCACTTGCTCTTCATTTTGACTCCTCCTTCACCCAGTACGTCACCTTGATCTTGTCGCCGGGGTAAATCTCCCCCTTGCGCTCCACGAGCCACGGGTTGTTTTCGTACATCCCCTCCTTGTACTCAAGGATGTAACGTTTCGTCCCCGTATTCTTCGCGACATACTCCTCAGCGATGCCCCAGAGGGCGTCACCCGGACGAACCGTGTAGACCTCCTCGACGAGGACGGCGTTCCGTCCATCCTCCCAAGGGTTACACGCCCCTGCGCAGAGGATCGCTAGTCCCGCGATCACACATCCTGCAATCACTTTCTTGCCGCTCATGCGACCGCCTCCCTTCTCTTGCGCGGACGACCGCGCCCGCGTACCTCGCTCATCTGCTTCGCGTTCTCGACCATCGCTGCTGCTTTGGTCAGGTCGCGGTGCGATACCGCTACATCGTCAAGCCACTGCAGGAGAGCCCGACGCGATACCTTGATCTTGTTCCCCACCCAGAAAGCAGGGAAGTCGCCCATGTCGTGCCGCGCTGCGTGTGCAAGGGCGCGTATCTGTGCGACACCAATGCCCATATATGCGGCAGTCTCTTCGAGATTGAGCACCGCCTTTTCCCAGATCGGGATCAGGTCTTTCTCCACTTCGTCACCTCCTTTCGTGGTTGTTGCCCTCTTTTCCGACGTGATATAATCGGTGTGGAAAGGAGGGGTTGATATGATAGTGACCAAAGACCTCGAGTGCTTCAAAGACTTCATTGCCGATGTTGAGGAAGTGAAAGTGCCGTTTCGCATCCTCGGATATCTGGCGGATGAAGCTCCTGCCGTTACTTTCTTCGAGGGCGGCGACCACCCACCGCGCAGGTTTACGGGACGTGCGCTACTGTGCAGCAGCATGATGACCGTCATGTTCAAGGCGTCGCTTCCCATAGAGGAAAAGCCTGCGTTCAACGATTTCCTCAACGCCCGCAACGTACGGCTGATGAAGCGCCTAGTCCTCGACGATAACGGCGTAGTCAGATGTGAGTAGCTAAACACTGATCTCGATCTGGATGGAAAGAGTATGGCTGTCACCATACTCTTTTTCTATGCCCTCAATGAGGGTCTTGACTTCATCGAAACGCCCCGCAAGCCTAAAATCCTCCACACGGATTTTCACGGTCATATCTCGCCTCTCCATCTTGCCGTGCCCTCCCACTCCTGTCCTCAAGAAGGATCTCAGTATGAAGAGAAAGTCTTCCCACTGTTCTTCAGATAAGAATTTGTGCAGATATGAACTGATCTGTTTTAAATTGTCTGTCTTTGGAAATTCGGGGTCAGACAGAATATCTCTCGCTAAGTCTCCCCGCGGATTGTTCATCTTTACGTATTCCGACTTTGCCAGATAGTCAGTGAAACTCCCCATAATAACCTCCACTTAAAGACTTAGAAAGGGTTTGAGCAATCTTATCAACATCGGTTTCCTTGTTTCGCCGACCCTCTATCTCCAGTAGCAGGGCGGCGATTTCTTTCGCCTCGCCTTTGATGATGACCTCCATCCCCTCACCTCCTCTCGCGGTTGTTGTTCCCCCGTATAGCGGGGGATTTCGTCTCTTACAGATGGCGGCTGTAGTGATGCCGTGAATTGTTGCCCGTGAGCCGGATCGGTGTTGTCTCGAACAGCCCGCCGCTGCGGTCGAAATGCTGCGTATAGGCATTGCCGCCGACCGCACGGAGCAGCTTCTTCGCAAAAGACACGCTGCACTCAATCTCGCCGTACTCCTCAATCTTCTGCTTGAGGTTGCGGTAGTGTACCATGTCCTCGCGGTCGTTCATGTCCGGTACCCATCCCTTTGCCTTGAGATAGGCATTGATGCAGTCCGCCGGGCTTACCTCTGCCGGGAACGTGTAGTATGTGACTCGCAT